GTATTTTTTGTCGCTTAAACTGAATAGTTTTATCTGCGCTTGTGGTCGAGGGCTTTCGATTTATACCTCCGTATATGTGCTAAAACGGTAAATCTGGGTCTTTCTTTTTAAAAAGAGCAAAAATATCAGCTTTCTTTTCACGAAGAAATTTAATCAATTGATTACAACTACATTTGTTTGTGTAATATGTTTCACAAGAAAAACAATATTCTGGTTCTTTATAATAATAATCACATTGATATTTCAAATAATCATCCATTTATAGCTCCGTATCTGCGCTTGTTGTCGAGGACTCCGATCATAAAAAAAGGTGGTAGAGAAGCTCATCGATGTACGACAAGCCTCTCTACCAGTAGGTACTAGGAGTTTTGTTTGTTGTTGATACCAGCTTTTCTCAGCAACTCGTTGATTTTCATATCATCCATGTCGGTTGTATCAACGGCCTGTGGTTTAGGTGAGTTTTCGAAAGGTTGATCGGTGATCATATCCCATGCTCCCCTAAGTGCTGGTTCATAATGTTTCTTGAAATTATCAAGTTGATATAGGACATCATTGCATCTGTTGACTGCATCGATCTTCTTTTGAGAAGAAATTTCATCACCTGTAAATTCTCGTTGCGCTCTTTGTGCGCTCCAAGCACATTTTTTGAAAGCTTCCTCTTTTTTCGCAATGCGGTTTTTGCAATTATACCATAAGCCCTTGAGGAAATATGTTCTATCGCCAGCTAACCCCTCCTCTTCTACAGGCAGTAATTCATCAACTAAGCTTACAAGTAAGTTTGAAATGTGATCAATTTTCTCGTGATCCACTTCAACTTCGTCAGGGTGATATCCCTCTAGTTGAGTTACTGTAGCTTTCGTTACTGCTCGTTCTTCCATAATTTCCTTCTCCTCGTTAGTTGCATTTACGTCTTGTGTATAAGATTCATCTATTAATATTGACATATCATTCTCCTGTTTAGGGTTGGTTTGTTTTATTTCATTACAAGCTTCAGCCATTTTGTATGCTTCTTCGATACTGTTCATATCGTTCTCCTATTGCCCGTGTGTTGGTTGATCACATTCAATTAAGAATTGCATATACTCAGATTGGTCAGCATCTTCATGCCATAGTCGACAACCAACATAATGACCTTTTACGACTATATAAGGTAAGTTAAATTTATCAGCATAGCGCTGTATATGTTTTCTATGAATACTGTTATCGATATTATTATAAATATCAGTTTCATTTGAGCATTCATCATAATCCCATTCTTTAACAAGATTATCAAAATCAAGTGTTATGTTATTATCTACCATTTTAAAGTCTCCATATGTTAATAAGGTGTGATGATGCTTTTTTATTCCATGTTTCGGCCTGTGATATCATATTGGCTGTTCCCCTCCCGCCGGGAAAGGCAATCAAAGCCGAAATGTGGCCGATATCCCAAGGTAGATTTACAAGATGTTCAAGCATCTTTTTATTACGTTTAGGGCCAGCAGATTTGCCGTGTAATTTCCAATCTGCAAAATAAACACGCAATGCAGTATGGGTAAAACCCCAATTGAAATTGGTATGATCTACCCATTTTCTTGCTAAAGTATCAGCACCTTTAGCATCGCCTGTTATAATTTCACAAATTGGATATTTGCGGCAAACTGTATCTAACGTATCGAATACCTTCTGTTTATTATCATAATCTCGCCCCCCGCATACTAATACTGCGGAAGGCGGTTTGGGCGTGGAATATACATTTGCTCTTTTTGTTACAGAATGAGGACTTGGTATATAATATCCATCGTTAGTTTCGGTAATTAAATTGTTCATATTTAAACTCCTAGTTTGAATATTGATTTAATCGTTATTGCTACCCAGTAAGCTGAAACTGACCATGCTGTTAGGCAACCTAATACCCATATACCAGCAGAGGCATCCAGAACGTATTCAGCTATATTTAATAAAGATTCGTTTTTCATGTTTAACTCCTTATGATGCATAAATTGATGCGGTTTCAAATCGTCTTGCGGCCTGTGCTTCGTCATATCGTGCTTCTAATTCATATTCTAATTCGTTTATCGTCTCCTGCGATGCACATTGCTCAATTGCTTTGCGTAATTTCATCTCAACTTGTCGTATTGTTTGTGTATTGGTCATTGCTCGTTACTCCTAATTGTTAAAGTTTGTTGTTTCATCTCACGATGATGCGTTTTCTTGGACAGGGGAGGCTCCACTAGACGATTCCCTATCATTCCCAATGAACTGGAGAGAGGCGAACTCAAATCGGATAGGATCGTAGTCAATGACGGCCCCTTGGCCGCGAGCTTGCTCGGCCAGATTCTAATCAGGCAACAAATTCATAACTTTCAGTAGCCTTGTGCTGATCAAGAGCCGCGCCACTGCACGGCGACTCCGTAGACTCAGCAGAAATGCTCTGATTCTAATCTGAGATCATTTACTTCGAGGAGTACCTGTCAGGCTCCCTGCATCAGAGAGAGAGTCCCCCCAAAGTAGGTCTATCTAATTGGAGTGGTGTCGATGGCAATGGATGTCGTCTGCAAAGACAATAACGTTTCCTTCTTAGGAAACTTATGGGGTGTTCAGCATACTCGATACTTTTCACAGGTAGTGTCTTTCACACTACCCAACGTGAAGACAGAGGAAATCATCTCCGGGACCTCTTGGGAGCGGTAGGGATTGACGAATCGAGCGTTTAAAAGAGAATACATGTCGAGCTTGCCGCCAAGGAGGCCATAGCCGACGAAGGATCTTAGGCATACGACTCGACTGTACTTTTACCTCTAGCAACAAGGCTTCCATAACAACACAAATGCAAAAGCACTTACAATAACAAGAGGATATTTCTGTGCATTGACCTTAATTCTGTTCCTGCCCTTTATAACTAAGCATTGACAATCTCTACAGGAGCAACAATGAGTAACGGTAAAACAGAAAAGGCACTGATGGTTAAGAAAGCAGATGCTTTAACCTCTCTCCAAAAGCAGTTCGTTGATAACTTATTCACACCGGGAACAACTCATGTACAGGCCGCTATAGATGCTGGTTATGCAGAAAGATCTGCACATGTAGCGGCAAGCAGAACTCTAAGGCTAGCGCACGTTCAAGAGTATATTAACGCATGTGTAGCAGAAGCTGTTCAGACTCATAGTATCAGGGCATTAACTCAAGTGGCTCAACTAAGCACCAGTGCTAAGTCAGAGTACGTTAGACTGCAAGCAGGGCAAGATATACTGGACAGAGCGGGTCATAAAGCAATCGATAAGTCTATGGTTGCTGTACGTGGTGAAGTCAACGTGAACATTGATCTTAGTTAAGGGGGGTGGGTTTAAAAACTGACTTTGTACGTGTGTAAAAGTCCTTTACATCCATGATTAGTCAAAATAACTCTACCTGCAGGAATGCATTGAATTTTAATATTTTTTGTAATAAGGTGCAAAAATGAATGTTTTTGAAACTCTCTCTTTTACGAGTCTTAATAGGCTTCGTAAATTCGTGAGGAAAGAACACTTGAAGACATTTGGGGTTGAACTTCCATTAGATCAGGTGGATCAGTTCATTGAGTGTTACTGGGGGGAGTATATGGAGGAGCAGTTGGCCAAGGCTGTTGATTCCGATCAGGGCGAAACTTTACATTAGGAGAGCAATAATGATAAATCCAGATCTGATAAAAACTAATTCTTAATGCTGGAATTTAATTACAAGCCTGACGGTGAAATTCTTAAAGATTTTTTACGTGACGATCATTTTGTGAGGGGCATTCGCGGTCCTGTCGGCTCTGGTAAGTCAGTAGCCTGTTGTATTGAAATATTTAGACGCGCTTGTCAGCAAGAACCCTCAACAGATGGTATACGCTATACTAAATGGGCGGTTGTTCGAAACACCAATCCAGAACTTAGAACAACGACCATAGCCACATGGCTCCAATGGTTTCCAGAATCTGAATGGGGTAAATTTAGGTGGTCGCCACCTTACACCCATCATATTCGAAGAGGTGATATTGATTTAGAGGTAATTTTTCTCCCCCTAGATACCCCCGATGATGTGAAAAAATTACTCTCTCTTGAAATT